CATCTGCGTTTGCGAGAGGTAGTCTGAGGAATGGCGTAAATTCTGCGATTACTATTGGTGGAGACGTGATCGTAGTGCCGGCCACCATGTCAGCCTCTCGACGCAAAGCAAACCTCGTCACCTCTCCAGAAGTATTTTCACTTCCTGGAACACCTTTCCACTCAAGTTTGTTGCTACCGTCTGGGTTCGCACTTGCTGACATATTGAGATCTTCCAGCATTTCAAAGGTGATCCCGTTAGGTCCTGTTGCCTGGCTACCAGCATAGAAGATTGGTGCAAGCGAAAGATCAGGAGCAAGACGCTCACCTGTACCTGTTGCAGGAACTTCGCAGATCCACTTTACAGGCACGCGAGCAGCACGAGGTCCCTTCGCCTTGTAACCACGCATCTTGGCGAATGCTTCAATGTTCTCCAACTGGCGAGCGGTCTCTGCCTTTATCTCTAGGAATTGTTGATCCATATAATAAGCAAGAACATCACCAACATAGGCCTGGAGTTCCAGAACCATCATACCCGGAGAACTTTCATTGTAGTCTTGGTAAGATCCACTGAAATGTGCTTGAGCATAGCGCATTAGGTCGCGCTTGAAGCCCTCGAAGTCCTTATTGACGTAACGAACCGTCGTGTCTTTCAAGTTAGCCATTGCTTGCTCCTTACTGCGGTTCTATTACGATCTCCAGGATCGTGTTCAGGTCTTGCCTGTTTTTCAGTCCGAAGTCAATACGAATGTGCATTCCATGACCATCTGGCTCTGTAAATGTTATTATTACATCATTTATCTGGACATACGGAAGCCAGCTATCAACCTGAGATAGGATACGAGCAGTCACCTTGTCAATGGTTTCCTGTGTGGCAGGATAGAAAATAAACTCAATGAGATTGCACCCCATGTGGAAATGATTAGGTCTCTCGCCCCAGTTCGTAAGGACAAGAGACTTCAAATTAAACATCGTTGCCTGTATCTCTGAGACAGAATAAGCCAAGTACCCCAGCGAACTGGTGGTTCTGGCGAGTGGCATCGTCAATCCGTTAGGGTTCGGCATTCAAGGTAAATAGGCCGACCACCTACTTTCCTACGGATTGTCTATGCGACTAATGGAGCAAGTCCAGGAAGATTGCCAGGGAAGCCTGTAATGATTTCCTTGCACTGCTTCAAGAGGCAAAGAAACAACTGCAGTATTGGGGACATTTTTCCATCAGGAGGTGTAAGACCAAGCATTTTCAAGAGAGATGTCATTGCTTCTGTTAGGCCATTGATAATAAAATCCTTGAGGCCGCCGAGGCCTGAAGCAAGTTCGGCAAACTTTGATGTGATAAACTCGATCACGAGTTTCAAAATCATCAATGGAATGGCGACAAATGCCAACAACATCTTTACAAACTGCTCTATGACCTTTGTTATCCATGACACAGCATTCTTTATCTCACCTGCAGCAGATGCGACAATCGCCTTTATTGGCTCAAGTGCAGCAGAGATTGCGTCAAGTGGATTTCCACCAGAAAACATTCCCTTGAGAACATCTACAAGCAACTTTGAAAACTCTATTGTCGGCAGAACGATGTATTCCTTGGCTGCTGCAGATGCTGCGTTGATGCTGTCCCTAATCATTTTACCAAAATCAGGTAACTTCAGTTTTGACAGGAACTTATCAACAAATAGTTGAATAAGTGTTCCTGGCAAATCCTTGATTGCATTCACAATGTCTGCAATCTTCTTGGGATTACCTTCTCCTATTGGAGCAGGAACATAACTCTTGATGACACCAGCAATGCCCATCATTTCTTCTATAACTGCCTGAATAACTCCGCGAACCATGTTCGCCATTCCTGGGTCTTCGAGCCTAAAGAACACAAAGGCTGGTGGGACAACAGAACCTAGTTCCTGTGTCTGGCAGTTGAAGACGCTAGTGATTGGATCGCTCATCTCTTAATGTACCCATCATCAATCCACTTCTTCGCCCACCCATCAGGTCCTGTCAATGTATCAGCTACATTTTTCTGCAAATCGCTTCCCGCAAATGGAACAGGAGCACCAAGGTTTCCTGCAGTACTAACTGTTGCTGCTGACATAAATGCACTTGTTATTCTTTTAACAAGATCATCGAGAGCATCAGCAAGTGGTCCTAACTTGACTTTGTCTGTGCTATGAACCTCGAGACCAACACCCCCAACATCTATCCAGAGATCTTTTCCAACATGGCCGTCGATGTAGTCCTTTGAGATGACAACAAAAGTCTTACCATCTTGTGTCGCAACTCTAACATCGCCATTGTCCCTAAAGACCGCTCTGATGTTGTCTGATTTTGCGATGATGGCTTTGGCAGCCGACTTTGCTGGCGATGTTGTGCCGCCATTGAGACTACCCGAAGTGCCGTACGCGAGATTTGCATCAACATTCGTCTTCATTGACAAATACACGAATGCGTCATCGCTATTGAAGTTTGGATGTCCCTTGGGATCGTGTCTGCCGGCAATGATAGCAATAGAGCCAGCACCAGGAACTGTGCCAAGTCCATCAAATCCTGTTGCTGGAGCATTTGCTCTTGCTCTATCTGTTCCTAGAACAATGATGGTGTTGTTTGCACCTTCAGCCACCCAATCACCCTGACGGCGTGTGAATGTCTCTGGTGTTTGCTCTATGACCTTATCGTATCCTGCCATGTTAGTCCATAAAGAGCACTGTCAGTGGTTGTTGTGGCTTGATTGGGCTTGGATTTCCTGCTGTCGGTTTTGGTGCGCTCGTATCAACGAACAGTTGTTTGTTAGACTTGTCAGCGTTCTTCAGAGCGGTGCTCATCAAGATTAGATTTTTTGTAGATTTGATTTCATCATCTGGTCCTGGCTCTGCCATAGGAACTTTTGCAACCCACAGTCCATGATGCATCGCTTCGTCTTCAAACATTACATACACCATTTCACCTGCAGAAGGTGTGTCTGCGCCTGGGAAGAGTGGCCAGTATGTTCTAAGGTCTTCGTCTGCTATAACCTCGTCCATGTTGTTGGTCATTATGCGCGCTCTCACAGAGTTTTTAGGATTGTAAGGCCCTAGCGTAGGTTCAACATAGTATTTTACAAGTTCCTTGCCCTCTTGACTTTTCACAGTCACGTGTAAAATACTTCCATCCATTGGCTCACCGTCTGGTGACTCCAATTTCCCGCCCTCTGAATCCATAGCAATAACGAGAGCACGATACATATTCGGGACGTAGTCGCCTCTTTCGCGGTACTGACCCCCAGCACCTTTCTTGAGCATCTCAGTAAATGAGATGTTAGGTCGGCGATACTTCTCGTTGAACATATCAGAAGACACTTAGTTGGCTTCCTGCGGCTGGATTTCGTCAAAGACATCCTCAGTCTGTTGCTTTGACAACCTCATTGGATCTTCTACAGGAGGAGCACTGCGACTTTCAAGTTTGACAAGTTCAACAAGTTGCTTATTCACGTTTGTCAAAGCCTCACTAAGCCCGGCTATCTCTTCTGCAAAAGCAGCGGCCACCTCAGGATCGAGAGGTTCATCCTCGTCCTCGGTGGCCGTTTTCCTGCTAAATCCGTGAGTAAGACCGTCAGCGGCAGCCTCTAGACGCTTTCTATCGCGTCTGGCATTCGCTATAATCTCCTCCGTCAAACTCTCCTTCGTCATCTTCGTCGTCATCTTCAGCATTGCTGGTGGCTCCCGTTGAGTGGTATGTCTCGTGCCACTCTGCATAGAGGGCCTTGATCTTCTTGAGATTTACCACAATCTGCTTGGTATTCAAGCCTGTAAGTTCCCGAAGATAAAGATAAACGGCCTTCTTGTTGTAAATAGTAATCATCTCAGCGTTTTTCATAATGAAGATGATTGCTTCAAGAACCTGTTTTTCATTCTTCTTCTTGAGTTTATCACGCCAGATGTCCATTGCTTTATAAAACTCAAGCCAGCGTTCCTTCTCTTCTATAATAACTTCGTGAGCACTTACCTGAAAGTTGGGGTCATTCTTGGCCGCTTCGTGGTCCAGGTCGTAGAACAACTCGCTCTCATTCTTATTCTTCTTCTGGTTCTCACGAGCCCTGGCGATGAACCAGTTCTTGGCAACCATGTTGAAGTATGAGAACGCTGCTGATGTGAGTTTATTGGGATTTGCAGACTTGGTTGCATCAAACTTAGGAAGTGTGCTATAGAGGTCTGTTAGGCATTCTCGTTGAAGTGTGGGCACATCACCTAGGGTGTAGAAGCCATAAACATAAATCAGGTTCTCAATAAGTTTCTCAAATGCAGGCCTGATCTCTTTATCAAAGATCTCGTGAGCAAGAACCTTATCTCCACTCTCATCTGCGTCCTGGAAATGCTCGATGGACCTGTCGGTATTGCGTGTAAAATACGCTGCCATTTGTCTCCTATTTGACTACTGGGCGTTGCGGCGACGGCGGGGGACGCAGTTCGAGGCCCGTTGCCTCTTCCATGCGCTGAAGTATTTCGTTAAGACGGCGGCCCATTACGGCCATGTTAGAATGAGCAGCCTTTATTTCAGGCTCATTTGACATAACATTGCTCTTCATCATTCTCTGAAACTGCAGCAAGTTTGTTGTGATGTCATCAGAGATGTACTGAAACACCTCATCATACACAACACACTTACGATAAAACCTGTATGCTACAAATGTCATCCCGCATAATGCTACCAACAGGATGAAGATAAGGATCCATTCCCACATAACTTACCTCTTGCGTGGCATCACAAGGTCGGTCGATGGACCGTCTGCATTGCCATTAGCGAACTTTGGCGTCCAGCCAACACCTGTCAAAGAGAAGTGAGAAAGGACAGGAATAGACACCATCTCTTGCTGACCATCACAACCCTCTGCACAACAAACAGGCTTTGGATTTTCGAGATACTCAGCAATGCGCATTACGTGCTCTACTTCACCTGAGCATTTCGGACACCTAAAAGCATAAGTTGGCATTAGTTTAGGCTCCCGTCACCAGGCGTTGGCTCTTGATCTTCATCAACATCATCAGGCCAAACATTCACACGCGGATGCATCTTGGTGTAATCTGTGCTTAGATCAAGAACATCAGTATGATCTTCATTTACAGCAAGGTCAAGTTCGCGAAGTCCCTTTGATGCATCCTTGATACCCATAATACCGTCCTGAACAATCGCCATGATCTCCAGGAGTGCTTCATTGGAAAGTCTCATTAGTTTCTCCTTTTAGTATCTTACTACAAATCCTTACTCGAGTACAGGCTTCAGGCTCTTTAGTGCTAATCTTGCAGGCTTACGAACATCAATCTTGTCCTTAACCCAAGTCTTCATAAATGAAGAAACGAACTTGTTCTCAACAAGCATCGTTAGTTCAGGCATTTCAAAGTCCGCTTCAATGCGCTCTTTGTGAATGGCATACTTACTCTTACCCATCTCAAGTTGCTCGTACTGGCGTATCTCAATGCCCTTGGTGTCTAACACTACTACGTGCTTATAGTCCTGCTCAAATGGCTGTGGCAATCTGCCCGCTGTCTTGCTATCAATAATGAGAAGCCTATCTGTTGGTGTGATGCTTAGAGTTGCCTTCATTTGTCAGTCACCGCCCTGTCATTCATCTTTTCCCAATCCTTTTCCTCACGAAGATCACCATTGCGTGCAAGAACAGTTGAGAACATCTTTTCAGCAAGTCCCTTCTGCGCAGCAACAAACTTGAGGTTATGCATATCCTTTGGGAAGCAATGACCGCCAGCACCAAGGAATGTATCTGGTCCTGGAACTTGCGTGTGACTTGCACCGATGCGTGGGTCCAGGACTGTAAGCCACCGAACCTCGCTATAATCAATGCCTAACTTTTCACATAGTTGATAGATCTCATTGCAGAACACAACCTTTGTAAAGAGTAAGCCATTTGTCATCAACTTCGTCATCTCTGCAGACTTGGCAGGACACTGAACGAGGATGACCTTCCCCTCATCAACTCGACGCTGATCAGCAGCCAGGAAGAACTGAAGAACAACTGCTGTATCTTCAGGAGATCCACCACACAGAATACGGTTTGCACTTATCATATCTTGTGAAGCAGACTTTTCCATTAAGAACTCTGGGCTAAAGGTGATCCTCATATTGGGGTATCTGCTCTTCATCTTGTCCGTGAAGCCTGGTGGAACAGTGCTCTTAAGACATACGATGAACGTGTCTGTTGGACGACCAACTTGTCTTGACATACACTCGACGTCCTGGAATACATCTTCAACAATACCTGTGTAGCACTCACCAGTTTGACGCATTGGTGTAGGAACACAAACAAAAATGATATCAGCCTTCTTGACAACTTCGTCAAGACCAAGCGACGCAGACTGATACTTGTCGTACGAGATAACTGGGAACTCGTGTCTCTCAAAGTATGCTCGCATCGCCGTACCAACAAAACCCTGTCCAATAATACCAACGAGTGCATTCTCTTTCTTGAAACTTGCTACGAAATCAGGCGCATTTATGTCCATGTTATTTCCATTCCTTTAGTCCAAGTTTCTCATCAGGTACCCAGAACGTACCACCCTCATTTACAAACTGATGCTCCTTACCAGCAATCTCTGCTGCAAAGTTCCAAGGTAAAATAATGCAGTGAGTTGGATAATGATCCAAGAAGAAGTGAGGCGACACAATAGGGATGTGTGCTCCTGGGGACCATTTGCCTTGTTTTGCTGGTGTGCTATCCACGATGAATGAGATTAGAGTTGGGTCTCTATCTGGACAGTTGTAGTTTAGTAGTGTGTTTCCTTTTGCCGCCGCTCCGTATGCAGCAACTGACCCCGTCTCAGCAAGTTCTTTTACCTTTGTCCAGAACTTTGTCATCTTGTCAAACACACGTCTCTCAAAACTAGGACCTCCGCCAAACCCACCAAAGTAGTAATGACCCAGTTCCAATCCCTTTGCTTTCTCTTCCTTGAAGATTTCATCAACAGATCCATCAACCCAGTATGATGACCTTCTTGCAAACACTCTAAGAGAGCCACCATGTATTGGCAACCTTTCTATCTTTGTTATCTTGAGGCCATGACGACTAAAGAGTTTGTCGATTGATGTGAATGAGAAATAGCACAGATGTTCGTGATAGGTTGTGTCAAACTCTGCCTTCTCAATAAAGTCTCCAATGTACGGGACCTCAACAATGGCTACACCTGATGGCTTAAGTATTTTTTTAATACCCTCTACGAACCCATTTGTATCAGCAACGTGAGCAAGCACATTGTTTGCATGGACTACATCAGCAAGCATTCCATCTTTCACCATTTTATCTGCAAGTTCATTTGTAAAGAACTCTGGTAATGTTCTGATACCGGCCTCATTCGCTATCTTTGCAATGTTTTCTGCTGGATCGATGCCAAGAACAGGGATACCTCCCTTAACGTAGTGTTGAAGAAGATAGCCATCATTACTTGCAAGTTCTACTGCAAGACTATCATTGTTCAACTTCTCTTCAGAGATAACTCTTACAACACATTCTCTTGCGCTCTCTACCATTGTCTTGGATTGCGATGAGAAATACACGTAGTCTTTAAACAAGACTGAAGGATCAACTGTCTCTCTGATTTGCACAAGCGTGCATAACCCGCATACAGCAAGTGTAAGTGGGAACTTTTGCTCTTCCTTATCAAGATCTTCCTTGTTGAGCAGTGAATTTACCAATGGCTGCTCACCCAAGTCTAGGAAGTCCCTGATGTATTTGTTGCCACAAGAGCGACACTCTGTTGAGTACTTGTAATCTGACATCACTTGTCTCCATAGAATGGATTTACACCATGCCAACCAAACTGGCTCTCATAAGGTTGATTTTCAATAGAGAACCTGTTTGCAACTTCAATGGGTGCAAACTTCATTCCTATCTCTTCCAACTTGGCACGGTATGTGCGGCATACACCAACATCAAGTGGATGCGTAATCGGGAAGTTATCCTCAACACTCAATGCAAGAAGCATCTTGTGAGAGATAAGACAGAACCCCATGTTTCCCACAACGCTGTCCCAGAACCACGGAGCACCAACAAGGTCATAATCAAGGAACATCTCGTCCCAAGCAGAGCCATTTAGAACATAGCCATCCCATTGCACGACTATAACATGGCTTGTCTCGATGTATTTATGAAGGTCTCTTGCAAAGAACCTGTCATAATCTGGCACACTCTTCATTGCAGGGACTTCTATGACTGAAATCCTGCTATCACCTGCATCAAATCCGACCTCACTTGTGAATAGTAGGCACTTTGCTACGCCTATCTGGTTGAGTGATTTGATGAGTGCATCCGCTGTCTGCCGTAGATTGACGTCTGAGATGGCCACAAGGGTGACGTCAGTTAGTTGCTTATCGGATGGGGCCACCTTAGCCATAACATTTTTGGTGAGTTTGACAGGGTTTCCCTCAACCAGGTCGAACACGTCCTGTGCCCAGGCCTTACCAAGACTGCTATTGAAGTTCTTAGCAATGTGTTCAGCAAGTTCTACTGCCCATTCCTTTGGCTTGTCGTAACTGATGACAACCTTTGCCATCTTCAACTTTGCATCTGCTTCCTTGGGATTTGCCCATCTTGTTCCTGGCTCCATTACATCCTTCCAGTGACTGCTTTCTGGAATGGGTGCCAGGTCATAATCTACAGCAACAAACTTGTTCTTACCATCGATGTGCAGGAAGTCAAGTTGTCCTGACCATGATGTTGCAACTACAGGAAGACCACACGCTGCAGCCTCGATAATAGGGAGACCATAACCTTCACCATGAGTGAGCGTGACAAACGCCTTCACCTTTGGGTGCTTGTAAAGTGCGGCCAGTTCAAGATCGCTCAAGCGCCCGTGAATGAGTTTGATCCGTGGGAACTGGCCGCAGCCTGTTTGGGCCTTGATGTATGCAATGCGGGCCCGAATGTTTTTGAAATCTAGTGGAGAGTAATTTACCATCGACACTTTGAGAACAAGTCCAATGTTTTGACTGCCGCGGAACTGCTCACAGAACCACTTTACAGTGTTAGTGATGTTCTTGCGGTCTTCACCATCAGCCTTATCCATACCAAGACCAACACAGACAAAGTTGAAATCTGGCATATCTGAAAGGTCAAGTGATGACGAGACTGGCGTGGTGTTGAATACCTCGTCATTTACCCACTCTGGTAGAATGTAGAGTGGCTTCTGCAGCAGGAGTTGCTCGGGTCCCTTGTCACCATTGTAAATGCCGGTTGTGAAGCCTCGAGCAGAATGAATGGATGGAACAACAAGGACATCAGCAACTTCGTTTGTCTTTGTCTGCCAAAGAGGCGTCACGCGATCTGTCTCAATGCCTGCTGTGACGCAGATGTTCTTTGGCGCCATCTTCATAAACTCATTTGGGATGGTGACCTGAACAGATGCATCAAAGTTATGAGGACCGGCCGGGTTAAACTTGTTTGACAATTCGCGGATGCGGTTCATTTCCGGAGTGTCTTCATAAACAAGTGGTGTTGCTCCCCATGGAACAGACATAACAGTGATGTCAAAACGACCATCTTCGTCAAGAGCCTTGAGCAACATACGCGAATGGACACCATAACCAGATGCTGTCTGAACTGGTGCGCGGAAAATGATCTTCTTCATTATTACCTCGATGAAATGATTAGAGAAGGTCTGCCCATCTCTTCGTATTTGTCTGTGACATGGAGGCCAGTAGCAAAATCAATCTGAGGCTTCCATCCCAGTTCTTCAAATGCCTTTTTGTTATCTGCAAGTGTTGCTGAGTATTCACCTTCTCTTGCAGGTAGGAACTCACGCTCACCACCCGGGTCAATCATCTCTGCAACCTCTAAGATACTATAGTTTTTCCCTGTACCGATGTTGTATGTGCCACCCGCAAAATAGTTCATTGCCGCAAACATATTTGCGCGAACGCAATCACCAACAAAAGTAAAATCTCTTCTCTGTGTTCCATCACCCACAATAGTGAGCGGGAGGCCCAAACGCTTTTGCTTACGGAAGAGCGCAACGACTGTTGCATAAGAACCACTTTCTTGGTGACGGGGCCCATAGGCATTGAAGTACCTGAGTGAGCAAGTGGGCAACCGGTACAATCGCTGGTACAACTGTGCAAGGTCCTCGCCAAAGACTTTTGAGAGGGCGTAAGGGGACTTGAGGTCTCGCTCGCAGAGTTCATCGACTGGGATGTTGTTGTGAGCAAGTTCTGCTCCGTTGTCTCCACAGACGGAAGAACTGGCAGAATAGACATAGCGCTTTACCTCTCCAACACGACAGGCTTCCAGGATGTTGATGGCAGCCATGATGTTATTCTCTAGTGCGAAATGTGGGTCCGTGATTGATGGTTGAATGCGCGCCATAGCAGCAAGATTGAATACCCAATCCTTATGGTCACATACCCTGCGAGCAACATCTCTATCACGAGCATCTCCCCTAACAAACTCAAGCCTTGGATTTCCCTTCCATCTAGCAAGGTTTTCAATCTTGCCGTCAAGAAGACTATCAAGGACCGTTACCTCAAATCCTTGAACCATCAACTCATCAACAAGATTGCTTCCAATAAAGCCTGCTCCTCCAATGACTGCTACGGCCATGTATTCTCCTTAGAAGTTTGCAATGCGAGGAACTGGTTTCTTGTGCGTCGCAATAGCATCTTCAATGATGTCGTCAAATGACTTGAGCATAAAGTCCATGTTGAATGTCTTGAGAGCCCACTCACGACCCTGAGCACCAAGTTCCTTACGAGCAGGACGCCCCATGTCATAAACCTTCTTTAGAGCCTTGACTGTATCTTCATGGCTAACGCGGTCGTCATAGATGTAAGGGATTGGCTGGCTGCCTGTGCAAGAACGACTTGCTGGGAAGACAGGAACCCCGAACCACTTGCCGGCCTTCTTCTGCCATAGAAGTTTTGCAGTCTTGGTCATATCATCCTGGTCAGAGAAGTCTTCACGACCCTCCCACCAGTCACCGATTTGGAACTGCAAACCACCTGTCATCTGCAGGATGATTGGAGTGCCGCACATCAGGCTCTCTAAAGTACCAAGACCGAATCCCTCATTGTTGGCAATGTTGATCGTCACATCAGCCGCATTGTAGAACATATTGAGGTCTTCAGGAGAAACACGAGCCTCTGAGACAACAAGGTTGCTATCAATCTTGAACTGTTGCGCAACAGCAATGAGGTCCTGACCTTCTGGGTCCTTTGTTTGCGTTTGTAGGAATAGAACGCAGTTCTCTTTGCCAACCTCTTGCGCAAACTTAGAGAAGATAGCAACGACATCGCCTGACATCTTACGACGAGCATTGCGGTTGTTCCAGAATACAACGAACTTCTTATTCCAGTGTTGTCCCATTCTAGCCTGACGGAATGCCATAACTTCCTGCTCAGGGACTATCTTGAACTGATCTGGTGGAATGGCGTGTGGAACATACTTAAACTTGCCATTGTAGAACCCACGCTTTTGCATATCTTGCAGCAGTCCATATGTTTTCAATGAAAGCGGCACAATGGTTGAAATGCCTTCATAGAAAGCATCGTTGAAGATAGGAGTTGGATCGTTGTCCCAAACGTGCCAATAAATGACTGGCATATTCTGCTGAATTTCGTCCGCCATCTCAAATAGCCACTGATAGAAACGAGGATCTGTCACAATGAAGAGAGCATCAGGCTTCTCATTGATGATGAACGACCGCATACGATCTCTATCACCATAACCATCAATAGGCCAAACCAACCAGTCACCCTTATAGATTTCAGGGAAGACATTCTGTGGTCGATAGTCAGGATGCTTGATAGCAGCACCCCAAGACTTTACCTGATACTTGCCGGTCTTTAGAAGACCTTCGATAACATACCTTGTTTGAAGACCTACACCACTGGGGATGAGTGGGTGGTCAGAGATCGTTAGGATCTTCTTCTTGCCGACAGTGGTCACATTCATAACCACCGACGGAGTTATCTCTACAGGAGGCTGCGGAACTTCAGTGGAGTTTTCCATAGTCTATCTAGTCGTCCTTTGTGCAGAAGTTAGTATCAAGATACGGACACCTTTCACCGTATTTGCTGGTGCAAAAACTTCTATCTTTCTTGAATGAATTGTTCTTCTCACGCGCTACCATCTCTGAAACATTACCAGAGAGAGCATCTAGAGAACGCTGGACACTTACCGGTCCTGCAGATACTGGGAAGAACTCTATTGGGTGACTGCCTTTTGGCGGTCGCTTCTTCAATAGAACAAATGCTGTGCGAACCTGTTTAGGATCAATGTTGAACTTTTTGCATATGAAATACTTGTAGAGGAATAACTGGAAGTGCTTCCATTGATCCGACCGAGTATCTCTATCCCATCCCCATGAGCAGGTCTTGAAGTCGCAGATCCAGAGGATGTTGTTTCCTCTCTTGTCCTTTGACTTGATGATCACATCGATGTATCCTTTGAACTTCATCTGAATGTCGCCGTGTAGTTCAATGTCCTCGAAGAGAGCAAACTCATTATGCACGACCTCTGCGTCCTTGAGTTCTTCACACTCGTCAAAGTGGTTGAGAATGCGCTCACCAGCAACAAGCATCTCAACGTAGTCTTTAACTGGGAGTTTCTTTGGGTAGAAGGGACCATTCTCTGATGTTAGTTTAGAGAACTTGTCCTTGAAGACCTGCACTGCTTCTGGGGTGGTGATCGGGTCTTTTCTGGTGTAATGTTTCTCTAGAGCCTCGTGAATAGCAGTTCCGAAGTCAAAATGAACAGAGAACTTGTTTGATCTCTTATTTTCGAGGTAGTCTAGTTTCCAGCGATGCTGACATTCATTTGCAAATGAAGACAACTCGCTAAAGGAAATGTGTGGTCTCAACGGGCGCTCTCTTTCATACTAACTAGTAATACTATTATACAGATACCCTCTATACTACTATACTAAGAAGCGAAAGATCTATAAGAAGAGACAGAATAGATAGTAGTTACTAAAGACTAAAGATACTAAACTATAGATCTATAAACTACTCAGGCTCCCGTGAAGGAGCCCAAGTGTTGTATCTGTAGCCGCTGTTCTGTCTGTCTGGGTTCTACCAGGAGACCATCATTCATCTGAGCACCAACCCGATCTCTCGGCGGACAGCGTCATCAAGATCTGTTTGGCTTAGTGCAGCGTCTGTTGTGGTAAAACGGGGCAAACGTATGTGTCCCCTCCCACAGAGCAAACCAACTTGTCCTGAGCACCAGCGAACTTCCTCGATTGACTGAGGCCTTCCAGCCACCGCGATGGTCCGATACAACAGTGCCACAAAAAGGACTCGAACCTTAGCGATCAGGTTTATGAGACCCAACGGGGCATCCCGCCCTATGTGGCATACAAAGGTGCCGTGATGAATAGGCTCTGCAGTTGCAACTGCATTTGCGTGTTATCCCCCAGCGGGGCACGGTGTTGGACACAACTACCTATTCACTTCTCCAACTCATCTTAGCAAGCGTTGCGTACGCCACCTGGTAAGACACGACATAATGGTTGCAGGAAATGGACTTGCACCAATCGATCCGGGGTTATGAGCCCCAGTTGAGCACTGTGCCCTCCTGCTATAAAATTTTTAGTTGCACTTCAGGCCAACAAATGCGCCGAGCACAAAGATTGCAAAGATAACTAGACCAATGACAATCTTTTTTGTCTTCTCAGGAACCGCTGTTGCAGGACCTGTAGTTCCACCTTGCTGCTCTGGATTATTGTTTTCCATTTGTTTCTCCTTGAAAGATAACTATACTACTTGGCTTCACAAGAGTGAAGGGGACACCAAACTTTTAATGTGTATTCTTCGACTTGAACTCGCCAACCTTCTGGCATTTGGTCCGCACCCAGAAAAAAGTTTGGTCCAACTCTAACCTCGTGCATCAACTCTGCTTTACACACTTCGCAGCGAAACCTTACATCTAATGAGACCATGGGATTTCGCCTCGGTAAGTTTTTCATGGCAGACTCGAAATGAATGTTTGACACTTCTTATACATAAAGTTCTTGAATGGGAACATCCATAAATACCCAGGACCAGCAAAGATGCCAGCAACCCATTGACAGTGATAGTCCATGATGTATGTGTAATACGAAGGATTATCTACTCTGTAGTGAGCATACTCTTCGTGGATAGAACGAAGACTTTCCTTGTACCCGTGCCACTCCCAATACGCACGCATTGTGAAGACAGCAGGTAAAAGTAGAATGTATGATAACTCATACAGAATACCCCACTTGCTGTAGTCAAGCATATGCGCTGCTTCGTGTCGTAGTACCTCTACACCACGATCAGTCTCGAAATAGTCGTCCCTGAAATAGACGGTGTAGCCACGAGTTGTCGCTGCTGCCCACTTGAAGAAGTTCTTCTGCAGGAAGCCCCACAACTTGCTGTCCGAGTATTTCATTACTTTGAACTTCGGGAAGCGTTGTTTGAGCAACTGTACCTGCGTTTCCCACGCTGGTGTTGTCATACCTTCAATCTCCGTTTAGGGGCCACATCGCCCGTGCCAGCCAAGTCTTCAAGAAGATAGACTGTGACGGGTCCTTCAACACAATGTGTTCGTAGCGTTCCTTCTGCTGCTGACAGTATTCTTTGAGGAATTGATCTGGATTACAAACATTGATGGCAGCGATCGACTTAGGACCAATCTGCCCATCAACAACAACGCTCTGCCCGCAACGGTTAGCAGCCTGCTGAGCAAATGTTTCACCCCACCCCTCGCCCATATTGACAGTGCAGTCAAAGATCTTTGTCGCAACCTTGTTATCAGAAATCTCGCCGTAGCGATTAAAGTCCCAAATCTCGTTTTTATAGATCTGTTGTGCTAGATCTTTTGACATACCTCTAATGTCATCTCTTGTCACAGGAAGTGGATGTCCAAAATACTTCTGACACAACTCATCAGTCTTGAGGAAACCGATTGTAATACCAAAGTTGGTAATGCCACCCTTGTCGTGAGGATTGTCAGCAAGACCACCCTCGTGCCTGAAAATCACATTCATTGCCCAGTTGAAATCCGCCATTGTATAAGCCTCCTGTGCATAGGTAGGTCAGCCATTGTAGTTTGAGGGAGATGGAGGGACTTCAGAAGGGCGCTGGTGCATTCAAATAGCAACACCTAGGGGTAATGCATCTCAACTTTCCAACCATTCTGAAATGGAGCAGCCAACGGGAATCGAACCCGTGAGCCCTGCTTGGGAAGCAAGGAGTTTGCCATTAACTTATGGCTGCTTATTTGCAAAGTTTCTACGCTTCCAGTAAATCCTCTCGATTGCTCTAATGAGAGGCCACCGTCTAAAAGGCTTAGCCATGTAATCATCTGCACCCGCATCAACAAACTTAGCGTGAGCCTCAGGGTGAGATCCCGAAAGACCAAGAACTCCTATGTTAAGCCCTAAATCTTCGCGTATCACTTTTATCATTTCTAAAACTTCAATGCCGGAAATCATTGGCATTGCGTAGTCGAGAATAATAACATCTGGCTTCCAGATTGGAATCTGACCCAACGCTAAAGTTGGGTCAGTAAATGTAATGACAGTGTATCCTGTATTTCTGAGCGTGTCACGAAGCATATTACATAAAATCTGTATGTCATCGATGACCATTACTTTAATAACTACATTTTTATCGGGCACGCTCCTCCTGTATTTCTTACAATAACTAGTTCAAAAGTTTAGAAAAATGATAAAACGACACATACAATGCCCTGTGAGAGAGTTGAACTCACGCAAGTAGGTTTAGGAAACCCACCGCCGGATCCGCCGGACAGGACGAGAAACAGAAGAAGGGGCGTAAGCCCCTTGCTTACTGTTGTTTTATTTGTTTGGTATTAGACGTCGTCTTGAGGCGTACCAAGATCTTCCCTATTCTTGGATGGCTTCTGGACTTGTGGCTTTGGTGGCGGCGCGACAACAGGTGTCTCAACTACAACAGGCACCTCAACTGGCGCAACAACTTCTACTACGACTGCGGCTGGCAATACGCCGTATGTATTAGTTCCCATTTGCTACTCCTTTAGTAGATAGATGCTGTAACTGCTGAATACGACGCAGAAAGAGCGGCCTTGATGGGTCCATCCATGCCAGGAGCTGACCCGGTGACAGGAGCAGTGAGTGAAGTTGATACTGCAACCTCCAATACAAGTGCTGCTGTCTCAATTGCCTGCAATGCTACGATAGCATTGACTTGTGTAGTCTCACCAGCAGGTGTGGTAAATGTTCCACCGTTTGGCAAAGTTCCAGAAAGTACGCCCCAACCAGTAAATGCACCCATTTGTATTTCTCCTTAAATCTCGTTCCACCACTTTGGCGTAGCATCTGCTGCAGCCAGTTCAATGATGCTTGTCATAAAGTTATCAACTCGTCTTGCGTATGAGTCTGCAATACCCTTTAGAAACTCATCTGCTTCCTCATCACTTGTATCACTAGACTGCGCAACAGTTGATGCCTTTCTTACTGTTGGTCCCTTTGCTGAAGTCTTGGGAGGTGAAGCAGATCCCTTCACTGAACTCTTCTTAGACTTCTTAGGCTCATCCTCTTCGTCTTCTTCCTTTTCAGGTTCAGCAGCAAGTGATGCAAGTTCTGGTGGAAGTGCAACATCACTTTCTTGTGGCTTGATGTCGATGCCAAGTAAGTGGAAACCACCTGCAGCATCAACATAACCCTTGATGACTTTACGAAGGAATGTCTGGTCAGCAGCACCACCAAAACCACCTGAACGCTTTAGAAGACCGCATACAGCAGCGAGCATATTTAGATCGCCCTTGATCATCGTACTGTCCTTATCAAACTCAGCAGATGCTGCCTTCAGTTTATCCTGATACGCTGGATCTTGAGTATCGACCTTTTGATCCTTACCAAGTTGTCCCTTGACCTTTTCCTTGGTTGCCTTGCGCAGATCGTCGCGAGCCTGAGCATGGATCTTCCAAATGTAATTGCCGATCGCACGAACAGCAAAGTTCATTTGCGAAGAAGGCATCATTGGAAGTTTCTCGACAAGTTGCATAACCTTGTCCTTAGACATCATCTGTGAGAAACTCTTTGTTCCGCCACCCTCTGAGCCACGAATACCAGCGCCAGTTGTTGGAGCAGTCTTACGCACTCCACCACCAAGAGCAAATCCTCCTGGTGTTGCGCTGGAACCACCAAACTTATCTACGGCGAGATTGGAATACTTATCAATGAAACCTGCGACACGACCAAGGACAGTGATGGCCTTAGCACGCTCACCAGCAAGTTTTGGAGACATCTGGCTTTTGACAGGGTTGTCTTCTGGATTGTCGCCAGACATATCTTTTGGATTGATGCGTTTGTGACCAGCCTGTGGCTTATCACCAAACTTTTGCTTGAGATGAGCACTGCTATCAACATCATCTGGGTGCTCTTCTGGAGCGGCCTCAGACATCCATTCAAGCAACTTCAAGAGTTTTGCTTCATCCAGTCTATCCATTGGTGTCCATCTCCTCGGGGATAACTAGAATGTTCCCTGGAAAATGGTGCTCTTGCAAAGAATACAGACTGTCTTGAATAAAGTTTTTATTTGACGAGTGCGCAGGGTGTCTCTACAGGAAGCATTTGAGGCCACTTGTTCTTGAAAATCTCCATACTAACATTGAAATCTGCAGGACCATTTATGACATAACTTGAATGGAGAGCAGGCGCAAACAAAGAGATAACTCTTTGACCCAATGCCTCTGCAGCCATACAAATGTCAGCGTCATAGAAATGGAAGCCAAGTGAATGATCTGGGACTATTCCTGAGCCGTTTTTAGTCACCAAACAAAGACCATCAAGAACTCTGGTATCAGTCACCTGCCAGTTTGTTCCAAGTGTTCTCATACCAAGAAGATCTACTACAAGACCCGACTCAACTCTGCCACCACTGCGTTCTCTATTTCCTGAAACACCAAACAAACCGGCGACACCTACAGGAGATTTTGCGTCCTGCTCAAAAAACTGCTGCCAAACTCTCTTTGTCCAGTTTCTTGGAATGTAGAGGTCATCGTGAATGTTGATGAGTAACTTCTTTTTTGAATGTCTTGCAGCGTGATAAACCTCTGCTTGACTTTTTGCTCCACGAATGACATACCTTTCATTCTTTGAACTATTGAAATCTGTTGAAGCCTCAAGATTATACTTGAGCGTCATTGGGTCGCCGTGAGTGCAGACTAGAAAAGCGACGCCATCAAAATCAGGTGCATTGATGTCTGGCATACGCTCTGCTTCAAAGATGAACTTGCTTACTTGCAGCAACTGTAAAATACCGTCGCCACGCTCTGTTCCATCTTTTACAACCTTGAAGAGTTTATCACTAACCTCGACGCCACCCTCAGTTCCAACAAGGCGAGGAATGAAGCCCTCATCCAGAAGCATTCTGAAAAATCCCTGAAGTGAATACTTACGAGCGAAAATAGGACCAACAGGGTTCTCACCGTATAACATAGCAGCGACATCATCAGCACGCTGTGAGTTGTAGAACCATGCCTTTAGTTTTGTTCCGGGTCCGTTAATGTTATGAAAGTTCTTGACAAGAGATGTCGGGTCTGTTGTTTCATCAAATGCATTCTTGAAGTTGTATGTCTCGCCCATTTGCTCTCACTTCTTATAAAGCACGAAAAGTTTGGGATTGACGAAACCTGCAGACGCCACATCTGGTAAATCCTTAGCAACCAGTTCAAGAATATTTGATGGATGAGCCTGTGGAGCGTGAAGGTCTTCCACACAGTAAGTTCCACCTGGTGCAAGATACGGCCACAGAGTGTATAGTGATGTTACAAAGTGTTGATTTACGTGAGAGCCATCATCAATAATAACATCAAGAGGTGGCATGGCATCAGCAGCGTGCTTCAACTGCTCAGCATTACTCTGGTCAAGAACAAAGACGACCATCCCGATCTCTTGCTCTAATGCTTTGCTTTCGGGGACAATGTCCATACCGAATAGTCTCGCTTGCGGTAAGAACTCACGCCACATACGTGGAGAAGCACCTGGAAGTTGTGGGTCCCACAGACCTATCTCAAGTAATCTGATGTCAGCAGGGTACTTCTTTACCAACTCTTCATAGAAGTCTGCATACCCGTGCGTCTCGCGACCCTCAAGGTTGCTCGCCTTATCGGCGCCGTGCTTATGTGCTAGTTCGTTTAGTGTGGTCATACGCTAACTAGAACGACTAAACACTGATGGACCCGGTGGGAGTCGAACCCACGTCCAAAAAGACTAACATAAGATTACTACAAGCTTGTCTGGTTATTAGGTCCCAGCGACCCTACTACTCACTCAATCACTTGTCCCGCAGGGTCCGGTGAGCCCACCCCTGACGTAGCAGATCTCTTCCAAAATGTTTATAGTCCAATGAGGTAAGGAGATCAGTCTCTCATTAGACTTGCTGTGTCTGCTTTTTAGGCAGCAGCGAGAGCGAAGTTCATCGTCTCGTTTGCAGCGACCAGGTTCTTTAGGAACTTAGCGTTTATTGCTTGGTCTTCTTTTTACGTGGCCTGATGACCAACCACGGCTTGCAACCTGTCCGTCCCGTCTCTCTGTCGAAACCATTTCGGGCCCGATAAAGCCCAGGGGTTTTTAACGAGCTTAACCTGGAAGCTCTCATTTTACGGCGCCTCCACCAACCCTCAGGCCAACTGGCTGAGGATGTTACGGGCCTGAGCATCGGCGGGAAAACGACGAACATGGCGCTCAATACGACGAACCTTGTTCGACAGCCAACGCTGCTCACCCTTATAACGCATACAAGAAGCCGAACGCTTATACCACCCGTGCTTCCTGCTCTTCTTTCCCTGCTTTTTGCCACCCGCCTTGGAGATCAAAGCATCGATCTGAGCGGTAGCAACGCTCTTTTTGCCCATGACTTTTCCTTAAGTCTGGGCAGAGGGAATAAACCCTATTGCTTACTCCCTTGCCCTAAAGACTTGTTGTACTGCAGTTTCTAGTCTTTTGGGTCATGGAGTTGCTGTTGTAAAGACGCATAGTGTGTCTCCTTAAGTGAGTAGATAGTACTACAAAATGAAACAGGAATAAACAAATGGTAGTCGGCTAGAGATTCGAACTCTATCTGGGCTCCGATCTAGAGCAAGAGATTTATAAGGCCTCCCCGGGTATCCCACCCCACCGACCATAATGTCTTCTCAAGGTGCCATAGAATGGACTAATGGCTTCTTGAAGTGCCCCTGGTCGGATTCGAACCGACAAATGACAGAGATTTTAAGTTTCCCGCATATACCATTCTGCTACAGGGGCAAAGTGTATTTCCAAAGTGTCCATGGTGAGATTCGAACTCACACGCTGTTATGCGCCACCTTCTAAGAGTGGTGTGTCTACCATTTCACCACACGGACATTTACTTTCGTTTCTTGCTGCCAAAATCTTTTGACCGCAGTGTTTACACATTATACTACAGATAAGTACCTATGGTGAGATTCGAACTCACACTGCCAGCATTCTGAGAGCTGTGCCTCCTACCAGTTGGGCTACATAGGCGTGATATTTACAGGTTGAAACGAGATCTTATTGCATTGAAGTTTTGTAGTATCTCTGACGCAGACAAGTCCCTGTTGTATATAAGTACAAAATAAATCTTGCCAGCAAAGTTTTCGACGAATGATGCCCCTTGTATTACAGCACCTATCGTTGTAAAAGCAGTTCCTATTTGCGGAGAATACCCAGTACTACTAGAACCTGCTGTAGCTCCGTCTCTAAAGTAAAGTCTCTGTACACCATCATGGACGCCTGCAAAAAAGCTTGGTCCTGGTTTTGCAGGAATAGTATCTGAGACGTAATCGCCATTGTTATTTCTTATCTTGAATGACGTGGTGGTGATGCCAGTTATGCCATAGTTCCAAAGAACACCGTACGCTCCTCTTGCAACAGGCGTTCCTGTTGCTACGTCTGCCACGACTATGATGGTTGGTTTTACAATGTTCAAAGATGCAGCGTCTTGAATAGTACCATACTGGCCAGCGCCACCAAACTGTAGAGCACCACTTACAAATGTTGGACTTCCACTCAACGCAGCATGATTTGCTTGACCGCTTAAATCAAACCACGTTGCTCCTGTTCCTGGGTATGATGATGTATTGCCCGCATCCAGGTGAAGAACAAGACCATTCGTAACAAGATTGCCACTGTTGTACGCGACTATTGTACCTGTTGTGTTCAGATAACCAAATCTACGTTGGAAGCATCTGAAGTTTTGCATAATCTCATCGTTAGAAAGCACTCTATTGTAGTGAAGCCACGAGTGGAATGTACCTGTAAAGTACTCGTTTGTTCCACCATTATCGTAACCGAGATAAAGTGGTGCAGACGCTGATGTGCTAATCAGGCCCGTCTTTGCACTAGACCCAGCAAAGACGCCGTTTGTATAATGAGAAATAGACCCAGTACCAGGAGATGATTGACTTACAACAACGCAACACACAGTTACTTGATTTTGAAGAACAGTTCCTGGTCCATATAGACCTGCTGGTGTTGCAGAATCGTAGTACGTAAAAATGGAACCACCATACGCTGGGTTTGTTCCCATGTACAGAGATCCCATTCCTGCACCTCGATAACTTATGTTTGCATTTTGACCAACTGCTGGTACGTTGTAACTTGGATTCACAGCATAGAAGATCGTACAATCTGCTGCTCTTATTTTGTTTGTTCCCACTGATACCTGAATCTTTTGAGCAGCAGAAGCGCTAAGGACAAGACCACCACCTCCTGACGAAGTAAATACAGGAGCATTGCTTATTACTCCAGAAATAGAAGTGTCGCCAGTTAGATTGTTCATGATCGTACCAGAACCAGGGTATGACGCAAATACACCAGCATCAAGCCATGCAACCAAGCCATTGGTAACTGGACTATCGTCTCTATACATTATCATGTCTGCCATGCCATAACTAGGCAGTCAAATCAAGATGGTCCCGCCGATGAGATTCGAACTCACACCTGTCAGCCTTCTCAGGACTGTGCCTCTACCAGTTGGGCTACGGAGGGATGAAATGGTGCCCCGGCAGAGAATCAAACTCTGGTCACACCCTTACCAAGGGCGTATTCTGTCATTGAACTACAGGGGCAAAATGGTAGCGCTACGGAGAATCGAA